AGTGACTCGGGAACTACTTCGGATTGCCCTAGCTTCAAGTCTTTTGCTAGGGCTTTCCGGATGTAGTCAATATCAAGGATGGACGCGGTATGACTGTCAGCTCTTCGAGAACTGGGAAAAGCCGGAGTGCAATCCTCCACAATGTAAGGCTCAAGGAATCTGCACTCAAGACATACTTGGAGAGAATTTCAATGTCACCGAGACAAGCAAGACGGCTAACAAATGAACAGCTCAAAGCTCGGCTCATCGTCTTCATCGGTGTCTGTCTTGCTTTGGTCTTTGCATTCTCTGTCTTGGGAATGCTTTACGCTCTCATATTTGTCACGCAGCCCATCGGGGCTCAAGCTCCGAATGACAAGGCTTTCATCGACATACTCACAACGCTCACAGTCTTTCTCACAGGAGCACTCGGATCTGTGCTCGCGTCGAATGGGCTGAAGGATAAGCCGAGCGAAAAGCGACTCGACACGCCCAAAGATGAGCAGGATTCTTGACCTTGTCAGCTGAATCGGTCACTCTTTACGCAGGGAGCGAAATTCAGTAACTCTCGGATCGGGAGCAAAATGACAATTCTACAAATCATCCTATTTATGACTCACATATTTGTGCTCATTTGTGGATATTACGCCGGACGACAGGATGGCTTCAAAGAAGGAAAATTGATTGGTTTTCGCCGTGGCAAGGCAATTGCAAGAATTGAGGCTGTCAAATGGGATTCCTAGACAATTACGAGACAGTAAATCAAAAGGTCAAACGACTTCACGCCACCTATCCAACCAACCGCATCGAAACATCGATCATTGATTGGCAACCCGAGAAGGGATTCATTCTCATCGAATGCCGGATTTACCGCCATTATGAGGATGAGAAGCCAGCCGCTATCGATTACGCACACGGCATGGTAGGCGCGTACAACGCTCAAATGAAGCGATGGTATGTGGAAGATACCGTCAGCTCCGCAATTGGTCGCTGTGCGTCTGTGGTGCTCGGTACGGACGAAAAGCCATCACGCGAGAACATGGAGCAGGTCGAGCACTTGCCAAAGGCTTTCGTCGATGAGGATCCGTGGAGCAAGCCAATTTGGGAAGAAGGATTTACGACAGCAAAGACAGCCGTTGAAGAAATTCAATCGAAGCTCGGTGGCGAGATTGAAGCCGAGTCTCCAATTTGTGCACATGGACACATGATCTTAAAGGAAGGCGTGTCACCCAAGACATCAAAGGCATATCGCGGTCATGTCTGCACCGAAAAGGTCAAGGCAAATCAATGCAGCCCAATTTGGTATGTACTGACATCCGATGGAAAATGGAAGGTGCAGCTATGAGCTCTTTCATAAATTCATTTGAAGATTACACATTCGCCGCATTTGCTGGCGTAGATAATTGTGACTATTGCGATTCATTTACTCATGTGAATGAATGGAATCGTCCGGATGGTGGATTCGTGTTTGTCTGTAATTCATGTCAATTCAGCAAACGATTCCCAGAGATTAAGGCAAAGGCTAAAGAGAATGGGTGAATTATTTATTCAAAAGCCAAACGGGGAAACAATCACAATCCTTCAGGACGGGACAGAGATTCGAGAGAATCAACCGATCCAAATCGATTGGTGCGACAAATGCGAGAAGTGGCAACCGCTCGAAGGTGGAGAATCCACTACTTATCAGGGCTTGGACATCATTTGGCTGTGTAAGGCTTGCAAATGAAAATGAAAATCTCGCACGAGGATGAATGGACAGCTGCAAAAGTAGCCATTGAGCGAGTTGAAGAAATTGAAGGCAAGCCGGATCATGTCTCTCGCTATAACAAGAACTTGTCATTCCATGATTATATTTGCGAGATTGCGGAGTCGGTCGGAGCTGAAATAGCTGTGGCGAAATACTTTGGGATTCAAGACTTTAACCCAAGAGCTTCACGATTCAAGCGAACGGCAGATGTCGGATCCATCATCGAAGTCAAATGGACAAAGTACGATCAAGGCAGCCTCATCATTTACGACGGCGATCGCAGCACAGACATTGCCATCCTAGTCACCGGCAAAAGCCCGAATTATGTGCTCAAAGGCTGGATTCCGGTGGCAATTGCTAAGAATCAAAAGTGGCGCAGACGCGACCAACCAACATATTGGGTTGAACAATACAACTTGCACCCAATCGAGAATCTACGAAGGAGCAGTCATGGAGAAGCTACGCTTCCAATGTCGGGTTGAAAAGAAAGTCACGGATCATGCAGTCTTTGAGAATGAAGTCCCATTGAGTCCAGATGTGGCTTTGGTTCAATGCCTAAGCTGTGGAGTCATGGGAATCAATCAAATGGCGGATGCTAAGTAGTGGCGCAGTATGACTATCGATGCGAAGTCTGTGGCGAAATGAAGACGATTCGTAGATCGATGGAAGACAACATGGATCGCAATCCTTACTGTGACAAATGCACGATTCCAATGGCTCGAGTGTGGGTCGCCGCTCCCATTTATTTCAAAGGTAAAGGATGGGGACATCAATGAGCCCTGTGGATAACCTGTGGACAACACGCCGAGGCTCCGTTCAATTGCTTGTGGATAACTCGATGTATTTGACAGCTCTGCTACCGTCCAGCTCTGCAAGCGAGCGGCTGAAGCCGTGTAGCTCGCTAAGGAGACTGGCGGTTGTGGGGATTCTATGCCTATTCATAGGCTCGCTATCTTTACAGATGCAACACGCACAAGCTACAGACACAGATCAATACAGGCTTTACGCACATTCAAGGATTATCAACTACGAGCAATACATTTGCTTATCAAAGATTATTCACAAAGAATCACGATGGAATCCAAAAGCAAAGAACGGCAGTCACTTTGGCTTAGGTCAGATGCGTTCACAGCATTACAGGAACTTAGATCCATTCAGACAGATAGACGCAACCATCAAGTACATCGATCATCGATATGGTTCAATGTGTAATGCGTGGAGATTCCATCAAAGGGTAGGGCATTATTAATGACGCTTCATTCACAGCGCAAGGTGAACAGCTCCACATGGAAGAAGCTACGACTTCGTATCCTCAACAGAGACGGACGAGAATGCTATTGGTGCGGTATGGATGCCAATACAGTCGATCACATCATCCCTGTGGCTAAGGGTGGGACAGATGATCCAGAAAACCTTGTCGCAGCTTGTCGCAAGTGCAACTTTTCGAAGCAGGACAAGATGCCGGATGAATTCGTTTTAGCGAGGCGTGGTCTTTTTTCTAACAACGATTCCACCGCCATGTCCTACCGAGGCTTTCTTTCACCACCAAACGAATCAAAAAGGCATTGAGATGGCTCAAGACGGTGCGAGAAGGCTCGAGCTGGTTCAAACAGGCTCAAACGGGCTCACACAGGTTTTGGAGCCCATCGTAGAGAAGCTATATGGCTCTGTGACTCCTAGAATCCACTCGAGATTGCGTCCGGAGCTACCTACGCGTGGACAAGAGCTCATCGATTTCAGCAATAGCATCGGATTCCCGTTGATGCCGTGGCAAGAATGGCTGGCCATTGAAGCTCATCGGATCAAGCCGGATGGTCGATGGTTACATCCGCTCGTCCAATTGGTCGTTGCCCGTCAGCAAGGAAAGACGACATTCATGAAGCAAAGGATTCTCATGGGACTCTTTGAGTGGGACAACAAGCTTCAGATTGGCACAGCTCATCGATTGACGACTTCTCTCGAGACTTTTCGCGATCTAGTGCAGACAATCGAAAGCAATGACGGGCTGGCGAAGCAAGTCAAGCGAATCCGGTGGGCTCATGGATCCGAAGAAATTGAATGTCTCAACGGAAATCGCTACATGGTAAAAGCCGGCGCTTCAGCTGCTCGAGGAATCTCAAAGCCGTCCACGGTTCACATCGATGAGACGCGAGAGCTCAAGGATGAGACGACTTGGGCATCGCTTCGATACACGATGATGGCGGCAGAAAATCCACAGCTGTGGAGCTATAGCAATGCTGGCGATCAACATTCCCTAGTGCTCAATCAAATCCGCGAGCGCGGAATCGGTGCAGCCGGTGGCTCGACGGATGACATTGGATATTTCGAATGGTCTAGCGATTACGACAAGATTGACGATTCCCCAAAATTTTGGGCTGGCGCTGCTATGGCAAATCCAGCGCTCGGACATACCGTACATATAGACAATCTTCGCGCCGTAATGAATGATCCAGCTGATGTCGTGAGAACGGAAGTCTTGTGCCGATGGGTGCAGACAATCAGCTCCGCAATTCCAGCCGGCGAGTGGGCAGAATGCGGAATGGAAGGATTTGAAATCGATACCGAGAGCACGGTATGGATGGGACTCGATTGCTCACCGGATCGTCGAGATGCAGCTCTCGTCATCGGTCAGCGAATTAATGAGAACGAATTTTTTGTCAAGCTTTTGAGGACTTGGCACAATCCAATTTCACTTGATGACAAAGCCATTGCAAATGACATTGCGGATCACTTTGCAGAATTTCCCGTCGAAGTGTTGGCGTATTCGCGCCGTACTTCGGCAGCGGTAGCCGCTAGACTTGCGCCAGCCGGAATCCCAATCGCCGATATAGACGGGGCTCTTTACGGTCAATCTTGCGACGAGCTTTTGGGGAGCATTACATCGAAGAGATTACGACACGGGCAGCAGCCGGAATTGACGAAACAGATCCTTTCGGCAGCGAGGCTTCCATTCGGAGATGGCGGATGGACTATTGGACGCAGAGCTTCTCAATCGACTGTGTGTGCGACCGTGGCTTCTGCGCTCGTCACACACTACGCGACACGCCCACAGACGGATCTTGACATTATGATCGGCTAGATGTATCGGATCCGTAAAATTGGAGCATGGGATTACGGGAACTATTTGTCACAGCTCCAAAGCCATTGGCTGATACCGCCATTGATGCTTCTCTTGCTCCGGTTAATTCAATCGATTCTCTTGGATCTCCATTCTTCGGCGGAGATCAAACAGCTACTCGCGCAATTGCGATGGGCGTACCAACGATTGCAAGAGCACGCGGAATTATTTGCTCCACAACGGCAGCTTTGCCACTCGAGACAAAAGTCAAAGAAACAAATGAGACTGTCTATTCTCCACGCGTAATTCGTCAGCCGGATCCACGAATTACCGGTGCAGAATTTTGGAGTTGGATTGCGGAAGATTTACTTTTCCGTCCGGCGGCTTATTGTCAAGTTATGGCTCGGTATGCAGACACCGGACGCATTCAAGCAATGCAAAGAATTGCGCCAGAGCGCGTTGGAGTATTTACAAACTCAATCGGCACAGAAATTGAATCTTACACAGTCGATGGAATTCCTTTTCCATTTGAAGATCTTGTTGTCTTTGGTAATGGTCAAGAAGGCTTGCTCAATCGTGCTGGTCGCACAATTCGCGCAGCTCACGCACTTGAAAGAGCAGCTCTTGATTTTGCTGTGAATCCAATTCCACAAATTGTCTTGTCAAGCAATGGCGTACAGCTTCCGAAGGATCGTGTTGCTTCACTTATCAATGCGTTCAAAAATAAAGCTTCAAAGGCTGTCACATTCTTAAATGCAGATATCAAGATGGACACTATTGGCTATGATCCAAAGAATTTGCAGCTCAACGAAGCTCGTCAATATCTTTCTTTGGAATTGTGTCGTGCAATTGGAATGCCAGCATGGTTCGCGTCCGCTGATCCATCGAGCACAACATATTCCAACGCTGTAAATCAACGGCGTGACCTAATCGATTTCTCCATTCGTCCCGTCCTCACAATTATCGAAGAGCGTCTTTCTTTAACAGATTTCACGCCAGCTTCTCAATATGTGCGTTATGACTTGGACGATTTCTTGCGCGGTAACGCTTACGAGCGCGCTCAAGTGTATGAAATTCTCAATCGTATTGGCGCAATGTCAATCGAGGAAATTCGAAAAGAAGAGGATCTAATCGGATGAAGCTAACAACACCAATGACAATCACAGCGGCGGATTCAATCTCTCGCACAATCACCGGACGCATTGTGGCATTTGAAGAGCCAGCAAACGCTTCGACTGGCAAAGTGGTATTCGCAAAAGGATCCATTGAGCCAAAAAATGTCTTTCTAAATCTTGAACATGATCGCACGCGCAGAATTGGAAAGACGATGGAAATGTCACTTGATGGTACAGGCGCAATCAACGCAACATTCAAAATTGCAAATACAACAGCCGGCACAGACGCACTTGTTGAAGCGATGGATGGATTGCGAGATGGATTCTCCATTGAACTTGCTGTCGAAGATTATGTGCAAGAAAAGGACGGCACAATGCGCGTTCTCATGGGCGAGCTCACAGGCGTGGCACTTGTCAGCGAGCCGGCTGTCCGATCAGCTCGCGTTGCCGAAGTAGCCGCGACAACCGGCGAAGAAATTTCTGAATCCACAGCGGATGCAGAAGTAACACCAACAACAGAAGGAGACGAAGTGGAAAACACCGTCACAAACGCGGAAACCGTCGAGACGGTAGAAGCCGCACAGTCAGTCACAGCATCCGCAACAGCGCTTGCTTACACAAAGCCACGAATGGATTTCTCTGCACACAAGCAGCTTGAAATGACAATCAAGGCAGCTCTTGGATCAGACGAAGCGCGCGAATATGTCCGCGCCGCGGCAGATACCACAGACAACGCAGGTCTGATTCCCACAAGACAGCTCACAACCGTAATCAACGGGCTTGCAAATGCAACTCGTTCAAATATCGATGCAATCTCACGCGGCACATTGCCGGATGCAGGTATGACATTCGAAATTCCAAAAATCACACAGCTTCCAACTGTCGCTCTTACCGCAGAGGCAGCGGCTCCAAGCAATACGGATCAGAATGCAGCTTTCATCTCTGTGGATGTCAAGAAATACGCCGGACAACAGACATTCTCTGTCGAATTGTTCGATCGTTCATCACCGGCATTTATCGAAGAACTCATGCGTAACATGGCAGCACAGTATGCAAAGGTCACAGACACAGCTGTAAATGCAGCTCTTATTACCGGCGCAACACTCGATGCAACAACAGTTGCAACATATCCAACAGCTTCAGAGCTTCTTGGCATTGTGTCTCGCGGTGCGGCTTCTGTCTACAACGGCACACAGCGTTTTGCTCGCAACATGATTGTGAACACAGCGCAATGGTCTAACTTGATGACACTCAACAATAACGGAGCTCCGCTTTACAATGTCTCCGCTGGAACAAATAACTTCACAGGTGGACAGGTAAATCCAACATCCGTCCGTGGAAATGTTGCTGGTCTCGATCTCTATGTCACAGCAAACACAGCTGCCGGCACAGATACAGACGGCTCAATTCTCATTGTAGATCCTGAAGCGTACACATGGTACGAATCACCAACATATCAGCTTCGCGCAGATGTAATTGCAAGCGGTGAAATCTCAATCATGATGTACGGCTACGGCGCAATTGCTACAAAGCTTGGCGCTGGCGCATTCAAGAATAACAAGGCGTAATCCGCCACATTCAATCATCGGTTAGTTCGCTCCCGAGCTAACCGAGCAGACGAAGGGAAGAGCTCATGTCGCTGGTCACTCCAACGCAGCTACGAGATGTCTTGCAAGTGAGCTCTTCTCTTTACTCTGACGCATATCTGCAAAAAGTGATTGATACAAGTGAGCTTGTAATCTTGCCGCTTCTTGTCTCCTACTCATCCGCCGTCACGGATCGAGGAATTCGGGACAATGTCGCGACTCTTGTCACTAATACTCCGCATAACTACATTGTGGGATCAAGTGTTGTCGTAGCAATTGGAGATGCAACTTTTGACGGCACAAAGACCGTCACTCGAGTGCCATCGCCTTATGAATTTTCTTATGCGAAGACAAATGCGGATATTGATCGCAATGCTGTCATTCCACATGGCACAACTTATTTGACAGGCTATGACGCAGCTACAATCTACGCAAGCAATCCGGCTGTGTATGAAGCAATCATTGTGGTATCAGTTGAGATATTCCAATCAATTACGGCAGCCGGTGGACAAATTGAAGGCGTTGATTTCCAGCCTACTCCTTACCGAATGGGTCGTGGACTTCTCAATCGCGTCATTGGCATTCTTGGCAAGTCACTCGATCAAGATGCGATGCTCGCATGACAGCTTCATCCATCGCCGTCAATGTACGCGGAGCATTAAAGACAGCAATCTCTGGGATTGCGATAAATCCTTACGATGCCGTACCGGAAGCTCCACAAGTGCCATTTGCCGCCATCGTGCCAAATACACCTTATCTTGAGCCAAATCTTATTGGCACATCTACCCGTGTGAAGATTAATCTCATCATCACGGTTGGAGTCGCTATGTATTCAAACAATGCAGCTCTCGACAATATCGAGAAGCTTGTCATGAGCATTCTGGCGGTTATCCCGTCAGGCTACACGGTGGGATCCGTGTCTAATCCAATTCCAATGACCCTTGCCAGCGGATCAGACATCCTTGCTTGCGAGATTGATATATCAACCCAATACACACAAACAAACTAGGAGCAATAATGGCAACGACCGTCATCACAGGACGCGATCTCGCATTGACGATCGCGACCGTTACTTACGACGCACAGGCAACCACAGTCACACTTGAAGCAGACCATGTCATCGAGACTTATCAGACATTAGATGGTCGCGCATATAAGGCAATCGACGATTCATGGATGCTTAATGTGGAAATGCTTGCAGACTGGGGCGCAGTTGGATCGCTTTGCGAATCACTCTGGACAGCAACAGAATCAGCACCAAACACAACTTTGGCAGCTTCACTTACAGCTGCAACCGGAGCCGTGTTCGCTTGCAATATCTTGCCGACATATCCATCCGTCGGCGGTTCAGCACCGGACGCACAGACAGTCTCGCTATCCTTTCAGGTAGTGGGAACACCTACAGAGACATTCAGCTAAGAGTTAGGAAATCGGGAGCATGAAAACAGGAATCACGGTCACATACTTTTCAGGAGAATCGGAATCGTTCACGGCTTCGACACCGGAATTCGTAAAGTGGGAAAGAAAGACAGGCTTGAAGGTTACACAGCTCGGCGAAAATGTCGGGCTCGATGATCTTCTATTTTTAGCGTATAACGCAAAGAAGAGAGAGCTTGGCGGACAACCCATCAAACCTTACGAGATTTGGTGCGACACCGTGGACGATATTCGATCCGAGGAAGTAGATAGCCCAAAAGCTACGCCGTCGGAAGCTTAAATCGCGTTCTGGTTGAACTGGCAATTGCGACAGGAATTCCGATGAAAGAGTGGGAGACGGCGGAGCAGATTTACACAGCAATCGAGATTTTGGAGAAGCGAAATGGCAAACAAGGCAGGTAGAGGCACATTTGCCATTACCGTTGATCCTGTCGAATTTCGCAATCTCATTGGATTACTCAACAAGCTCGACAAAGACTCGCAACAAGAAATTCGCGATGGAGCCTACCCATTGTCTCAAAGACTTGCCGGACAGCTTACGATGTTTAGCCAATCCGCACCGGCTCCACAGACGAAGCTTGTGGCACAGACAATCACAGCCAAACGGGATCGATTGATTCGTGTTGATATTGGCGGATCCAAAAAGGTCGGTCGCAAGTATGGCGGAGAGCAATCTAAGTCAGGCAAAGGCGCAAAGGTTCGCCAAAATGCCGCGCCAGCTGGCGCATTGTTGTGGGGAACAGAATTCGGATCTCACAAAGGCGTGGACTCATTAGGTCGTCCATACACAGACAGATTCAAGGCTCCGGCTAACAAACGCGGATATTGGATCACTCCGGCGGTCGATTATTATGTGCCAATCGTGGCGCGTGAATATGCTCAGATGGTTCAAGATGTTGTCAAGCGATTGGGGCTCGATTAAATGGCTGGAATTCCAAAGGTCAAGATCACCTTCGATGCGGACTTCGATGAATTAAAGCGCGGAGTTGCTGGCGCACAAAATGAAGTGCAAAGTTTTGGCGACAAGATGGGCAAATTTGGAAAGATGGCTGGCGCGGCATTTGCTGTCGCTGGCGCAGCTGCTCTTGCCTACGCTGGCGTACTTCTTAAGCAAGGCGTCGAATCTGCCATTGCGGATGAACAGGCTCAAGCAAAGCTTGCGACTACATTACAAAATGTTACAGGCGCGACGGATGCTCAAATTGCAGCCGTCGAAAAACAAATTCTCAACACTTCTTTACTGACAGGAAAAACCGACGATGAGCTTCGTTCGAGTTTTGAAAGACTCGTCAGAGCCACAAAAGATTCCGATGCAGCTCTCAAGCTTCAATCTATTGCGCTCGATGTGTCAGCTGGATCCGGTAAGTCTTTGGAAGCCGTCACAAATGCAATGGCTAAGGCACAGGAAGGCAACACAGCTTCACTTGCAAAGCTAGGCATTGGACTTACATCCGCACAGCTTAAGACGATGGACATGGATGCCATCACAAAGCAATTGGCAAGCACCTTTGGCGGACAGGCTGCCGTTCAAGCCGATACATTCGCCGGAAAGATGGCTCGCCTCAAGGTCGCATTCGATGAAGGCAAAGAAACAATCGGATCATTTGTCTTAGACGCAATCACGCCAATGATTAACACAGTTGTGAATACAGTCATTCCGGCAGTTGCCGGATTCATCGATTCAATCGGTGGAAAAGAAGGATTAACAAATGTATTTAGCACATACATTGAATCTGCAAAGAAAATCTTTATTCCAATTCTTGAAGGGTTAAAATTTGCATTTGACCAAATTAAAGATGCAATCATGGACAACAAAGGAAATTTTGAAGCGCTATTCAAATTCTTAAAAGACTATGTGGCTCCATTTATGGGTGGAGTATTTAAGCTAGCAATTCAGGGAATTGGTATCGCTCTCGGCGTTGTCATCAATGTCGTTGGTGATCTCATCGGCGGCTTTCAAACGCTTTTTGGTTGGATTGGAAAAGTCATCGACAAAATTACAGACATGATTAACCTTGTACGCAATAACGCAGCTGTGCGCGGTATCGCTGGACTTATCGATTCAGCCTTTGGAGGATTCCGAGCAGCTGGCGGATCCGTGTCGGCAGGGACTCCCTATGTCGTAGGCGAGCGCGGAGCCGAACTCTTTGTCCCTAGTTCAAATGGAACCATTGTCCCAAATGGCGGAATGGGATCCACAATCAACATCACCGTGAACGGCGCAATCGACGCCGAAGGCACAGCTCGCACAATCGTCGATGTCCTCAATCGCTCAAATGCCCGTGGCACTTTGGGCGCGAATCGATTTGCTTTCGTATGACCCTATGGACACCGACTTGGAGCATCGACATCGATGGAGTCGAATATAAGGATGTGGCTCTCGCAAATCTGAATATCGGCTCGGGTCGCACAGACATCTATGAACAAGCAATTGCCGGATATTGCAATTTGACCCTTATCAACACAGACGATTCAGCCATCGTTGTGGAAATCAATTCCGCCGTGACTGTGTACATCAACAATTCCGCCGGCACTCCGGTGGCTATATTCGGCGGTAGCGTCACAGATTTGATTGTGGGCGTTCAATCCGGTGGGTCGATTGGAGTGACTCAAACAATCTCCATCGTGGCTCTAGGAGCCCTTTCAAGGCTTCCAAAGGTGCTTACCGAAGGAGTCTTATCCAAAGACTTGGACGGCGTACAGATTGAAGACATTCTTTCTCAAGCTCTTTTCGCTCGATGGAATGGAGTACCAGCCGCAACGACTTGGAACGATTTGAATCCTGCGACGACATGGGCTCAAGCGTTCAACACGGGATTGGGCGAAATCGACACAGGCAACTATGAGCTTGCAGCTCGATCATCAGATGTCACAGATATTTATTCGCTTGTCTCGGCTTTGGCTACTTCCGGTCTTGGGTATCTTTACGAGAACTCTGCCGGACAGATTAGCTATGCAGACAGCACCCACCGCACTCAATATCTTGCTGCAAATGGATATGTGAATCTTTCGGCAAATGACGCATTTGCAAGTGGACTTCAGACAGCCGTTCGCGCTGGCGATGTCCGAAATTACATTACGCTCACATACAAAAATGGAGCGCAAGTTACAAATTCGGATGCCACTTCAATTGCCCTGTATGGGACTTTGGCTCAAAATATCACTACAAGTCTTGAGAATTCGGCGGATGCCACATCTCAAGCTGCTTTCTATTTGGAGCTTCGAGCTTTACCACAAGCTAATTTCAACCAAATCTCATTCCCACTTGGATCGCCGGAGATTGACAATTCAGATCGTGACAACCTTTTGTCCGTGTTTATGGGAATGCCTGTCAATATCAACGATTTGCCGCTGAATATGGGATCTAATTTTCAAGGATTCGTCGAAGGCTGGCAATTTCAGGCTGGCATCAATTCGCTAACTGTCTCGCTTTATGTCACTCCGGTGTCATATTCACTTCAGGCATTCACATGGGCGGATGTGCCTGTCGTCGAGACTTGGAACACCATCGAACCTACACTTACATGGTTGGAAGCAACCGTCGTCGCATAAGGAGAAGAAATGGCAACAACAACACCGAATTTTGGGTGGGTAGTACCAACATCTACCGACTTAGTCAAAAACGGAGCAACGGCAATTGAGACGCTTGGCGATTCAATTGACGCATCAATGGCAGAGCTCAAAGGTGGAACGACAGGACAAGTATTGTCCAAAACATCAAACACCGACATGGACTTCACATGGATCGAGCAGGATGACACAACACTTTCATTTAATGCGCAGACTGGCACAACATACACACTTGTGGCAAGCGATTCGGCAAAATGGGTCACAACTTCAAACGCCGCAACCGTTACTGTGACAATTCCGCCTTCAGTATTTTCAACGGGAAATGTAATCTACATTCAATCAATTGGCGTTGGATTGACTTCGCTTGCGCAAGGATCTGGAGTCACAATTACATCAACGGGCGCGACTTCAACCGCTCCACAGCTTCGTGAGCGTTATTCTTCTTGCGTTGTAATTTGTACCGCTTCGAATACATTCACGGTTGTGGGTGATTTGACTCAATGATAAATGTGGGAGTTATAGCCGCTTCTCAAGTTGCCGGTGTGAAGCCACCTGTTGCTGGATACCAATTGTGGCTTGACGCTGCTGATCCTGCGGTTTTTGTTTATAGTACAGGAAACTATATTGAGCAATGGATTGACAAATCCACCTATGGGTATCAGTTTATTCAAGCCGGAGCAGCACAGCGACCTTATGTGGACGCAGGAATACAAAATGGATTGCCTGTTGTCAGAATGGAATACGGCGGAGCTGCTCGTTCTCTCACAAATCAAACGGGATCAAATTTGGCGTGGCACCAAACACCCGTCACAATTTTTGCTGTAACGGATGTAAATGGCGGAAGTATTGTCTCCGTATTGGCTAGAGCTGGCGTAAATGCTCCAACAGTCGGAACTGGGACTTCCTCAACATATTGGGGAATTGCAAAAACAGGGACACAAACTGCAGCTTCAAACTTGACTCCTACAGGATCAAA